CCACAACAAGGCATAAACCAAATTCTGTTGGTATCCACATTGATGCCTTTGTCATCTTCCACATACTTGCGCCAAACTTCTTCAATGTCTTTGTCACTGTTGATTACAAACTTAAAACCGCTGTAATGTCGAGCATGCCAGCGCAATACTTCTGCAACATATGTTTTACTCTCTGCATCTCCATTGGTTGTCAGTTTAGGTGATGTAGTAAAACTTGCATTGAAATCTTTTACCCATGCTTCATCTGGCATCAATGTTGCATTGGTTTCAAAGTCAATTTTGGGATGCATGCCCAGTTGCTGCACCAGATACTCAGTAAACTTGAGCAATTGCTTTTGTTGAATCATAGGCTCTCCACCAGTATATTTGAGAATAGCACCACTGTTTAGTTTATCTGCAAACTTCTGTTTAACAAAGAACTCATTCCATATGCTTTCAAATGTCATCTTGTTCTTTACAGACCATGAAACATATGAGTCACAACCATGAGGTGAACTTTCTGAAGCAAAGCCCTTGCAAGTGAGATTGCACATGGACATTCTCATGAAAACAGATGGTTGACCAATGTATTCACCTTCTCCCTCAATCGTATAAAATAAGCGATCATCAGATAAAAAGATAGTTTCTTGTGCAGGGTCAAAATCAAGATTATTCATAATACACTATTATAACGCAATACACTGATGTTTCAACTATTAAAACGCAAACATATGACTAAATAAACTTGACATATGAGCAAAAAACGCCGGCTTCGACGCAGTTTAGAAGAGTTGGACGACCTGGATGAAGTTCTACATCCCTCAGAGAGTGCATCAACAAATGCCAAAGGTGGTCTGGGTATACGCAACAAATATACGCTCAATCAAGTGCATCAAACATTTTTAGATTTGTGTATATACAACAAGACAAAAATGGTATTTGTTGATGGCAGTGCTGGTACAGCCAAGACATACATTGCTGTTTTAGCAGGTCTTACATTGTTGCAAGCCAAACAGGTCAAACAAATTATCTACATTCGCAGCATTGTTGAATCTGCTACCAAAAGCATTGGTGCATTGCCAGGTGAAGTGGATGAAAAATTCAAGCCATGGAGTTTACCCATGCTGGATAAATTGCATGAGTTGGTAGTACCAACTGTTGCTGCATCCTTGATAGAAGATGGTCTCATCAAGTGTATCCCTGTCAATTTTGTCAGAGGATTAACATTTCATGACTCTTTGGTCATCATTGATGAATCTCAAAATCTTACCAAAAGTGAAATTGTTACCATCTTGACCAGATTTGGTCACAACTCACGATATGTGGTCATTGGTGATACTCAACAGAGCGACATTGGAAACAAATCTGGCTTTCCAGACATCGTGCGTTGTTTTGACGATGAGGAAAGCCAGGAGAATAACATTCATGTCTGCAAGTTTGGTGAAAATGAGATTGTGCGTTCACAAATTCTCAAATTCATTGTACGCAAACTGAAATGTTAGCCCCAAGTTGTACCTGCAAACCAATTGCCTTTGCCGCTTGTAACAGTATTACCCACTGGTGCTGGCATTGGAACTCGTTGTGGTGCTGCAACTGGTGCAAGACCCAGTGGTGGTGCTGCTTGTTCTACTACAGGCGCAGATGCATCTGACACAACTACAAGTGGCATTTGAACAGCTGCTGGCTTGTATACAACAGAATTGTCTTGATGTTCAAATACTTCTACCTGTTCAACCCAGCAACGATCTCCGTATTTTTCCAGGAGAAATTCTGCTGCTGCATTGAAGCAGAATTCTGCTGCACGCTCAATGCCAACACCTGTATCAAATACACGCAGTGCAACAGCATCAAGTTGCTGCAATTGTTGAAAGATGTACAAGCATGGATCATCTGCAGCGACGCACAATGTATGATCAAAGGTGTCTTGTAATTTGGCTTTGAGCTCTTTGAGACTTCCAAAATCTACTGACCAGTTTTTTTCATCCAATTCTGAACAACCAAACCAAAATTTAGCTTTCAGTTGATAACCATGCATGTGACGGCAGTGTGAATGACTGGCACGCCATTGACGGAATGCACAAGAACCTAATTCAATGACTTTGGTAGAAATATAATTTGTTTTCATCACTACATTGTGAAGTCAACATTGCATAAATCAAGTATATTTTTCAGATACAACAAAATTACCGTTTTGAAATTTATTGGTAAGATAACCTTTGATTTCATATTCAGTCAATGATGGAATGTACAACAATGTCACAGATATTTCATTTTTTGCATCTGTTGGAGTATTATTAACATTTATTTTGAGTTCATCTGCAACACCCTTGCATGCATCAAAAAAAGCTGAATCTATTGCAGATGTACCTGAGAGAGGTGGATTTTTTAATGCTCTGATACTTGTGCGCATTGTAGTTGTAAATGCAGGCATGCGACCAATGGGCATTCTGTTTATTTTAGCTTCTATAATAACATAATTTTCGTCTGTGTTGGAGGTTTTCTTATTTTCAACAGTATAATATATCATGTTATTTGCTGCTGGTAAATTTATTGTGTGTCCTGCATTGTAATTGTCTGCTGCAGTTTGCATCATGCTGCCAATGTTTTGAGCATATGGCCCATTCATATAAACAAACATGTTTTGTTCACCAAAATCTGTACGCGTACCACCACCTTCACTTTGTTTATTATTATCAATGCCAATTGCCTTGCCCAACAATCTGGTTGGTGCAGTTGCTACACGCTCAATGCCACGCAAATATGTCATAGGATTAGCTGCTTTGAGTGCTGCATTTGTTAATCCACCCACTGCATCACCTGTTACCCTTCCAATTTTTTCTGCACCTGAAACATTAGGATCTGTATAATAGTTTTTTGCATCTTTGATTTTGTCATACATTTTCTTTCCTGATTCATATGATTTTGGTGCAGCACCTCTGATGAAATCTCTCAACTTGTTCTCCAACACCACTTTAGGAAACATGATGCGTTGATCTTTAATTTGCAATTCTATGTGTGTGTCTGTTTCACTCAAAACATAACCTTCATAGCCTTCATATTGAGAGTAGTCCTGCGCTTCACGGATTTTTGGATCCAATTTTAATCTGACTCTCTTTAGTTTGTTTTGTTGTTCAGCTGCAAACAGAGCCTGTTCAAATTTTTTCATACATATATTTAGTTGAAACATGCACATAATACATTACATTGTAACTATGGAATTACTCAAATACGCCAACGGTAACCTGCCGCAATCTGAACAAGAGCGCCAGAATATGATTGAACAAGCAGCTGTGCATTATGCTGAATTTATGAAAGCATTGAAGTTTGACTTCAAGAATGATCCCAACAGTGCTGATACTCCCAGACGTGTAGCCAAAGCATGGGTGAATGATCTCATTGCAGGTTGTTATTCACCGCCACCTGACATTACATCTTTTGATAACATTGATGGTTATGATGGCATGGTGTGTCAAAACAACATCAAGGTGGTCTCCATGTGTTCTCATCATCATTTGCAGTTCACGGGTCGCGCTCATGTTGCATATCTTCCAGCCAAAGATGGCAAAGTAATTGGACTGAGCAAGCTCAACCGCATTGTGGACTGGTTTGCTCGTCGCCCACAGGTTCAAGAAGCACTGACTTCACAAATATTTGATTATGTTGACATGGTATGTGAAAAGAACAAGGGTGTTGCAGTCATGATTGAAGCCAATCATACATGTTGCAGCAATCGAGGCATCAAGCATGACTCAACCATGCGCACAGCTCGTGTGAGTGGCGCATTTCATGATGACAGTGGTGGTGCCAGCAGAGCAGAGTTTTACAAGTTCATTGAATTTGCACAGACTCGATATTAAGCTTCACTTGCTTGGATCCACCAAGCAGTGATGTTGAGCAAGAAAGTCCTTGCCCAGCAAAACAGGAACATCATTGCTGCTTCTGTCAGCAACAGAAAACGGAACACTTGAATAGGGTGTTCCGTTTATTTTTATGTTCAAGTTGATGACTGGTCTCTTTTCAATGTTGCCGCTGCCAATGTTGATATCAATGGTTTCATTGCATGCAAATTGCACTTGCTTGCCATCAACAGTTTCAAATGATACTGTGCCTTGCTGCAAATCAACATTTACACCGTGCAATACGCAGTGACCATCGTTGCCTGTATCAGCTTTTGCCTTGATTGTTCCAATGTTTTGTATCTCAATGGGCAAGTTTACCCCAATAACTACAGCTTTTTGATAGAGTTTGTCAAAGTCATTCACAACATTATTTATAAATACATGAATGATATCATTTGGTAAATTTTTTATATTAAATGAAGGTGGTGCAGCTGGTCACATGCAGTTTGTGTATGAAGACATGAGTTTGCCGTTTTCAACAATGCTGCACATGTTCAAGGGCCTCATGCAAGGTGAAATCAATGCCATTGAAAAGGTGGATGGGCAAAATATTTTCTTTACATGGAATGAACAACAAGGTCAAACCATGTTTGCACGCAACACAGGAGATATAAAAAGTGGTGGCATGAATTTAATGCAACTGCGTCAAAAATTTGCAGGGCGTGGAGCAGTTGAATTTGCATTTGCAGATGGTGGCACAGTCATCAACTCTGCATTGCAATCATTGGATGACAACATCAGAAGCAAATTGTTTGGTGATGATGGTGATACATGGGTCAATGCTGAAATCATGCATTCTTCAAATCCAAATGTTATTCAATATTCTGGCAACTACATTGTGATGCACAGTATGACAAGATTTACCAAAGGTCAAGAGCCATTGCTGCTGCAAGCTAATTTTGATCAACTGGTCAAGTTGATGGACAACAAGACTGAAAAGCAAAATGAGAAAGTGTGGGAGTGGGCTGGTCCAAAAATTACACAACTCATCAACTATGATGAGCAAGGGTACGGTGAATTTGAGCAAGGCATTGCTCAACTTTGCACCAAATACAGCATTGACATCAATACTAGCACCATTGGAGACTTTGTGTATGCAACAATCAAACAAAAACTCAAAGATGTTGTATCCATGGCTGCTTCCATTGACATAGCATTGTGTGTATCTGAAAAATCTGAAGACACTGCAGTGTCCCTCAAGAAAAAGTACAAAGAGTATGCTGGCATTGTTTCTGACTTTTGTACATTAGACTCCAAGCTCAAAAAGCAATCACAAGCTGTTGATCCCATCAAGGACTTGGTGTTTGAATTGAGCTTCAAAGTGTTGCAAGGTGTATCATCCTTCTTTGTCAAAGATCAAAGCACTGAGATCAAGCGCTTGCATAAAGAGTTGAAAAAAACCATTGCAGCAGTGGAGCAAGCTCAAGATGCACACAGTGAACAGCGCATGCAAATCTTGCAATCCAATATGAAGAGGTTACAAGCCATCAGCAATGTAGCATCAGCACTGGAAGGTGTTGTTTTCTCATCACCAGATGCACCAGGCAAACTCTTCAAAATAACAGGCGCTTTTGCACCTGCCAACCAAATTTTAGGCATGCGGCGATACCGCCGCGGCAGCATTCCATCTCTTGCAGAAATAGGTTTTGACGTATGATTAACTTTGAACAATTCTTTTTAGAACAAACACATCCACAATATGTAGTTGTTTATCCTGGTAGATTTCAGCCCATGCTGAAGCATCATAGAGCTGTATATGACAAGCTTGCAGAAGAATATGGTGAAGGCAGTGTATATATTGCAACATCTGACTCAGTCAAACTGCCCAAGAGTCCTCTCAGTTTTGTTGAAAAACAACAAGTAATGACTCAGCTCATGGGTGTCCCTGCTGATAAAATCATCAATGTCAAAGCACCTTATGCTGGCGAGAGTTATGCTCACCTGGGTTCGTCAGATAGCATTCTTATTATATCAGTTGGATACAAAGATCAACACCCCATACCACCTGATAAACCAAAATTTGAATTCAAAAACATTGACAAAAGCACAGGTCTCAATATGAAGATCAAAACTCCAGGTCCCACATTCTTGCAGCCTTATAAATCTTTGAGTGATGCAGCAGTGCCTGCAAGTCAAGGCAGAGGATATGTGCGTGTCATGGCTGATGTAATGGATCCTGACACTGGTGCACCATACAAAGCATCAGCGTTCAGACAAAGATTGCAAACTGCTAACAACTTTACTCAAGCCAAGCAAGCGTTCTTCAACTACTATGGCATACCCATGAACAATGATTTTGATGGCATCATTGAGAAGCTTTATTCAGCAAATCAATCTTAATCTTTTTGTGATCTAAATGAAATGCCGTAACCAGCATTGTCATAATTTTTTTCGAATCCCATGTTGCTGGAAGCCAATATTTGCATGATTTTGTAAATCTTATCTGGCGCATACAAACCATCTGTTGCACTCACCAGCTCTGCGCTTGAAACAATGAACATTGTTCCCATTTTTGGTTTTGTTAAACCATCTGCATTGGATTTTATGATGCCCAACCAATCAAACTTTTGATTAGCAGCATATTCAATGAGTTGACAAATGCCTATGAAAGCACCTGCTTGTTGTTTGTTTGTAATTATATTTTGCTCTTTGCACAGTTTTGCAGATGCAACAATGTCGCTGGGTACATCAGCAAAACTGCTTTGTACGCTCACTGCTCTCAGAGCTTCATTATCAATTAAATCAACAACTGTATCTTCAATCTCATTCATCTGGTTGCGCACCTGTTGTTCATTGCTGGTTTTTTTCATGGGTTGGCTGGGCTGCTCACCTTGAAAACCATTGATGAATGTTTCTACTACTTTTCTATTTTGAATCCACGGAGAATAAGTACCAATGCGTCCACGATTAGTCTTGAGTTCCAACTGCTTGCCATTGATATCAATATCACCTACTGCAGCTTTTTTACCACCACAAAACAATATAATGGGTACTTCTGCAGGCCCAGCATAGCCACGTGTTTGACCTGGAATTACTGGGCGCAACAACTGCCAGATGTTGGTCATAACTTGTGCTTTAGCTTTGGCAAAATCAGCATTGTATACATTGTCAAGCCAGTCAAATAAGTTGGCTTTTTTGTTGACATTAGAATTTAGAAAGGAAATGAATGCACTTGAAATACTTTCGCTTTTCATTTTCTGTAAAATTTCACCTGCATCATCTGAAACATCATAGATATAATCCATGATGGATGTCAAGTAATCCAACTGACTTACATATTTGTCAGTCTCTGCAGTTTTGATAACTTTTTTATTTACACACAAATCAAACAGCTTTTTGATGTCACTGCCAATGTTGGGATTTTTCTTTTGCATGGCAAGATAATGTGTAATAACATTGTCCCACCACTCTTTTTCTACTGTATATTCTCCATAATCATTGTTTGCAGTATCATGTGCAGCAATGTCTACATCTTCATAGATTACAAACAATCTTTTGTTCACAACAGGTACACTTGGTTTGTATGTCTCCTGCAAAGATTTAAATGGTTTTGGCAACACAGGCTTTGCATGATATATACCATTCAAATTAGAATAGACATCAGACAATGGAATGAATTTATTCATTATAAGTTTATAGCATCACGCTGAAAAGGAGATTGCATCTTGTTGGCAAGTTGGTCTATGTTTTGTACAATGACTGCAATGTTGTTTTCATCAGTGCCTGTGATGGCTCTGAAGTCACTGTCATTGATTTCAATGTATTGTGATCGAACAGTTGCAATAGACACTTCATCTCCTTTGATCTTCATAATCAAATCATGTACAGCTTCAACTAAATGATTAACAGCATCCTTGTAAAGAGCTTTGTCTGTGTCTTTCATCTGCTGTGCCTCTTCTGGTTCCTGTGGTTCCTCTGGCATGGCTGCATCAGGCAGTGCAGATTGTGCATCAGCTGGAGCTGCTTGACCACCCAATTGTGCTGCAATGGCTGCTGCTTCTTGCTCATTTTGTTCATGCACCAAATATCTGAGGCGCGCATTTTTGAGAATCAAGTCAAACTTACTTTTCATGTTATGTATTTAATAAAGCGTACTGCATTTTCAAATCATTAAAACATACACGGCTCAGAAAATTCAAGTTGTATCTTTTGGCAAACTGCTGAGCTCTGCTGAATGTGTAGCTTGTTTTGGTTTGTTTGTTGCTGATTTGATGCAAAAAAGAGATGCCTTTGTTTTGATTGATGAGGCCATTGAAGTAATCTAAGTCATGACTAGATTCATACCATTTGAGCGGCAAATAACGCTGAATTGTCTTGAGAATACCTGCAATCCATGCACATACTTTGATGTTGTTGAGTGTATCATTGCATTGCAATGTTGATGGCTGCACAAAAAATACTAATTTGGTATCTTTGTGTTGAGCAACTACATCACAACATGCTTTTACAATGCAATGCATCAGCATCTTCTTGTAATCATTGTCACATTTGGTTAACTTATACTTGATGCACTGTGCATGCAACTGCTGTTTTGCAAATTCAAACAGCTCATTGAAGTTGCAAATGGAAACATTGTAAATTGGGTACTTATACACCATGCATGTATATGTACTATGGTGTTGCTTTATCAACTGTCTTTGTTTTGGGTCTGCCTAATCTGCAGTTGATGATGCCATTGTAAAAATTTTCATTGAGCAACACATTACGCTTGATTTGTTCTTCAATTTCATAGTAAGCCAGCTGCCACTTGCTGTCACAAAAGCGTAGAATGTTGAAACAAAATTTATCTTTGCCAAGCTCTGCAATGTCTTTATTCAACTCATTGTTGCTGCCTGTATATGTTTTCCAATCAGACTCCTTGATCACTATTTCACGTTTCTTTTTGCCTTTGCGCAATGCTTTTTTGCGTCTGAATACACTCTGCTTTTTGCCAATGTATACTTTGTTGTTGGTAAGGTTAGTAATCTCATATACAAAGCCATAAAAACTATCAGGTACTTCTGAATTGTATTGCCAATGGCCGAGTTCACTCATCTAATTATATATCAATTAACTATAATTAGTCCACACATTAACTCTCACACCCATGAGAATATAATACCACCTTTTATATAAATCAACCAGGTTTGCTGATTTTTTTATTTTTCTTCAAAGTGGTCTCTGGAAAGTTACGGCGTTGTACTTTGATCTTAACATTGCCAGTAACATTTCTTGCATCACCAGGCGCATAACTATCTTTGGAAAATTGAGATGCAGTACTGTTGGCACCAGGTCCAAAAGCACTGTCAGCACCACCAGCAGTCATGCTTTCTTCAATTGTATTGCGGAATATTTGATTAAATATCATGGAATTATACAAATTATAGTATATAGTTATTTATGCAAACACTGCACAAGTATGTAGAGCAAATCAAACAAGATTTGGACATCAATGAAATCAACATCTCGCAGGTAGCAAAACAGCTGCCCAACAGGCGTCATTTTTGGACTGCACGATGCATTGAACATAAACTCAAGTTGAGAGAGCTCAAGACCAAAAAAGATAATATTTACAAGAATGTTGCCAAGGAAGTTGAAACAGAATCACCCATCAGATTCAGTAAGAATAATTTGTTAGGAGCTGTAGGCAACACAGAAGATATGAAAATTATCAATGAGCAAATTCAAGAGCAAGAACTACTCATTGAATTTTTAGAGAGTGTGCAAAGGAATTTCTTCTCAGCAACATATGACATTAAAAACGTGATTCAGTTGATGCAGCTTGAACAATCATGAATGTAACATTTGATGCTGATAAAACTAAAGCAGTGTTGAAGTGCTCAGACAGCAATTTGTTTGAGTACATTCGTCATCATTTCAGCATTGAAAACAAAGCCAAGAAGTTCATCAAAAATAAACTCAAAGCGCGGCACATGCCTTCGCGTTTGTATGCCATCACACCCACAGGACTGTTTGAACCTGGCATGGCAGATGAAATACGCAATTTTGTAGCTGCAGAGCAACTTGCATCCAGTGTCAACAGCACACCATTGTTTGATAATCTGTACGGCAGCAAAATACAAACCAATGTATTTGAACAACTCAACTTGTCATTGAGAGATTACCAGCACGCTGCTGTGCAACATTGCATCAACAATGGCAGAGGCATATGTGTGCTAGGAACAGGAGCAGGCAAAACACTCATAACTGCATCACTTGCATGCAGTTTGTTGCAATGCAA